CAGCTCGTGTCTGTGAACATCTCGAAGGCCATCTCCATAGGATTGCAGTCGGCACTATTCACCATTGACCAAGCACCGCCAGTGAGGCCGGTCGGGATGCGTTGGATCTCAAATGACCACGCCTTGATCGATGTAGATTTACCGACATAGCCACCTTCCCAAACGCCGTAACACAACCCACGGTACGCGGGACAAGGGTCTTGGTGATTCTCCAGGTAATGATTTGCGACCTGCGTCTTGCTGCCCGTATGGAAATGGAATGTGCCGCCCAGATCCCCGTGGCTAATTGCGATCTCACCATCTACAGCCTGTGTGCCAGACCAGACCAGCTCATCACCGACGTAGATAGCCTTGAGAATTGCCGGGCCGTAACAGATACCCATCTGAAAGCCGACGTAGTATTTGAAGCCGGTCGTAATCTTCTTCTTCTTGAACATGCTGACTTTGATCTTCTCAGTGATCGGGATAACCGATAGGTTGCCGTACCAAATAACGTTAGGGCCTTTAACCAGATCGGTGCCCCAGTTGATTGGAACCATTCGACCTTCGGTGGCCGTTGGGAATGAGAAGTCGTCAAGTGACTTAGGCCGGGCGTTCTCCATGTCCGGATCAGGAGCCAAGAGCTGACTGAGTGCAAACATCACGATCCACATAATTAGTACAGCGACAAATGCCATTATTTGATTCCTGTAATGAAGATGTTCTTTGTTGGGACGTAGGGACAGCCGCCGTAGTTGATTACGTTACTGAACTGACTCTCGCAGGTGCCAATCGAATGATCACAACCCGCATGGACAGTGACATCATTATTCAGCACATCCTCATGGAACGGCAAGACCAGCGTCAGCTCGTCACCATCCTGCGAGAGTATGAGGCGGTAATCCAATACACCATAGGCGACATACCCACCGGTTGACCAGCCATCACCCTTCGCACTGAGCAACCCATTTACCGTCACTATGTTATCGACGATGGCTGTAACATTGTTTGTGTGTGCGTGCGAGCCTGCTGAGATCTTACAGTCCGGATCGAACAAGACATTGTTGCACGCGGCCTGGAAGGTTCGCTCTGGTATCTCTTTGTCGAGGGCGGTGTTGATCGGCACCAGGGACAGAGCTGAGTGTGCAGTGTTCTGCATGAATGCCACAGATCTAACTACACCCTTATAGATCACGCGAACATCCGTGTCGTCACTTCGTTGATATTCCCGGATGGTCAGCGTGGCCGTTTGTCCGGGAGAGATGTCAGCAAATTGCAGAGAGAAGTCGTGCGAACCCGGTAGGTTGATCTCCAAATACTCTTGGCCGGTAGTGATGTTGCCCCTGGAGATCTGAGTGCGGTAATAGGTGTCGCCGGCATACACGATAGTATGCTCCACCGAGGTGTGCATCCGAAAGATCGTACTACCCAGTGTCAGGGTGTACAGCTCTACTTTGCTGCTGCCTTGTACTGATTCTTCATGCGTCTCAAAACTCATTAGTTGTCTATCTCCTTAATTGGCACAATACATTCTGAATGTCCAAGTGCATTATAATGTATTATGGTGATGTCGTCAACATCTAATCTCACTTTTTCCAAAAATTCTACTCGCTCGATGTCGTCGGGCGTGTATGTTTCGCCCCAGGCTATATCGACAGTGAGCTGCTCCTGGGTAGTGCTCACTATTGAGCTGTTGGAGATCGTCCGGATGAGGATTGTGCCGTCTGTAAGGATTATGCGGATTACTTCCTTTGACCACCGCTGCCGGGCATTGATCGTAAAGCCAACGTTGGCGATAGTCATAGTCTGTGTACCCACCTGCATATCTGCTTCGACTGTGAGGTCTTTCCAGAACGTGGGGATGTAGAAGCCCACCTGCTTGCCCTTGAGGAAGTGAAGGAGCTGGCGGAGTTCCCACAGCTCTTGTCGGTTGTTTGTCTTCCAGCCCTTCTTGCTTTGTCGCTTCGCATGATCCCAACCCGTCACTTGTGACCGAAGCCCAGTGAGGTTGTCGATGACGAAGACTTTGGTGCGGATCGCTTCGGCGAGCTGTCCGCCGTCGATCATGTTGGGGCCATCCATGAACGGCTGACTGTTGTATTGACTCCAGGCCGAGTCGTCGGCAATGTCATTTACTTCCGGATCGACATGCAGTCTCAGATTGAAATACTGGTGATTGTAGGGACGCTTGAGTGACGCCGAGGACGCTTCGATGTACGCAGTGAGCAGCGGCATCACTTGTGCTCTTGTCGTATAGTTGAAGGCCAGCCCTGACTCAAATTCGAGAGTCGTCGGTGTGATCGTCTTGATCTTCAAGGCGTCAAAGGTGTTCTCATCTTCCAGCACAACAGCATACCCACCGACATAGAAGTTCGCGTAGTCCGTAGTGTTGACCGTGACAGTAGTGTCATCGATTGACGCGGCCTGGGCAATGAACGCCGGCTCATGCCACGCTGGGAATGCAACTATCTTAGACTGACGATCAAACAAGATCATTTCGATGAGTTGCTGCCCATCTTTATATGTCGCCTCGAACATCCCGCGAGGATACTTTCGATTTGCAATTCGCTGCTCAGAGCTATCGACATGTTCTATGATCTTCGTATCGAAGATCAGATGCTCGCGTAGCGGCGACTCTGGGCGTATCGGAAACATGACTATTCGAGATCCTGTGATTTGGATCGTGTAGGCTTCGCCGGTCGATAGATGCAGCGTATAGGTAGCGTCGATTGTCAAGTCACCAACTGTCTTTACCGTCAGCGTAAATACGCGGCCTTCCAGAGCATAGATATTGAAGGGCACCGGTGGCACACCGTCGATCTCAATACCACTGCCGAGGTTGTCAGTGATTGAGGTCACTTCGATTGTATTGTTTCGATCTGCGTTGAACAGCTCGCAGTTGATCACCTGTTCCGACACGAGGTTGCCCAGCTCTTGGATCAGTCGCGGCAGCAAGTGAGCCTGCTCGTACCAGAAATCCTCATGGCCGTTGACTTGCCCAGCAGCGACGTGAGCCTGCGGGATCGGTGGGCTTTGGCCCAGGAGCTGCGGATCGCCGTTGGACACGAGCGACGGCATCACTGCCGGCAGCGGATGACCCCAGACATTGGCCGAGCCTTGATTGCTACCTGCGTCTTGGCCGGGCCGGATGAACGTCACTACGGCACCCATGATGCTGCCAATAGAAAACGCATTACTCACATCGAACCCACCAATCGCTATCGAACCCGTCGCCTGGATGTTGACATTGCCAATGCCAGTAGATACAATTATGGCACCAATGTCAATTGAACCCGTCGCCTGGATGACCTTGTCAACTCCGGCGAACGACGGCGGATCAGTTTGATCCGCACCTATGTTTTGACGCCAGTCACTATCGTTGGGTACGTCACTCTGATAGGCACCCATGTTTTGTTTATAGTCGGCCATTAGAGTCCTACATTAGCTCCCAGTTTAACGCCTATGTTGAAGCACGGGCTTGAGGCACCGAGCCTGTAATCATCGTTCCCTGGATCTACCAGGAGCGGATCAGATGTTATGTTATTCACTCCAGCGACAATACCACCAGTTCTCTCGGTCGCATTGCCGTGGAAACAGTTGCTGTCATCATAGGTGAGTTCGGAGCCGCTGATCCCAGTGGTGCAGTCTTTAATGATGTTGCTGTATGCAGCCGAATAGAGCGAATTGAATTTTATGCCCGTCCCACAATTGTACACTGTATTCCCACTGATCGTTCCGCCGAAATATACATATATTCCGTTAGTGGTGCAGTTGGCAACAACGCAGTTCGAGATCTTCGCACTGTAAGAACTCGCTCCAGAGAATGTCACCCCATCAGCCGAATCGTGGATGAAATTAAAATCTACTATACAATTTTCCGCGTTTTGAAATTGCAGGGCTTTACCATTGGCGGCAGATAACTCACATGAAAGAACTCTGCAATGATCTTGAGCAAGTCGCACAGCATAGGCACCGGCATAGCCCGACCGCGTGACTTTACAGTTTCTGAGGACTCCCGCTGTGCCAGTGTAGTACACCATCGCGGTAGTGGATGAAGAGTATATGCTGTTAATGCGAAGATTCTCTATCCAACTATACCCACCGGTCTGACCGATATAGCACGCATTATTTCCAATCTCAAGGAGTGGTCGATCATCGATTGTCGGCTCATCGGCATGTGCTGTATTGTATCCCCGCAGCCGATGATAGGTGGCTGCAATTGTCAGGATACTTGCTCCCTGTATTCCAGTATAGGTGCCAGCTTCCATCCAAGTGATATTATAGCCACTCTTGTTGGTCGTAGAGAAGAACAGTGTCCAATCCGAGTTGCTGGGCAGGAAGGCTCCACCGACATTGCCGACGCCGCCGCTCGCACTTGCTCCGCAGCTTCGGTCAATGGTGATATTGTTCGTATCGGTGTAGCCAGTGATCTGATACCAGCCAGTGGTGAAGCCAGTGCCTGTGATATACATGCAGTTGCCTTCCATCGCAGCCGTGAACCCACCAGTAGCCGAGGACACGCCAGTGCCGCCGACATCGGATGCAATGTCGGTAAGGGCCAACTGAGCCGCGTCCTGCTGACTATAGTCCACCGATGTCCCTGGGTTTAGATCCTTAAACCCACTGCCGTTAGTGCCAGCTCCGGTGGTTCGGATGTCCCATTCTGTTTGTGTTGCTATTGACATATTGACTCCTGTTAGTCCATTTTGATCTTCATCTGCGTTGCGTCGATGCTGATCTGAGTACCAGTGATCACCGAGATGTCATCCAAGCCCAGGTCGGACAGCTTGACGCTGCCGAGGTAGTTGCCGCCTGATATTGCATCGAAGATTGCGATGTGCGAGCATGTTCCCTGCGAGCCTGTTGCCTGCGGGAAAGTGATCGCGTCATCGTTCGAGACATACTGATCATCGCCGCCGACTGACGTCAATGTCCAATTGCCCCAAGCCACGCGAGCATACCCACCGCCTGACAACTCAGTGAAGGTCGCCTCAGTTGCTGCTGAGCCGTAGCCGACAAAGATTGTCTTGTTTGTGAACAGAAGACCGAGCAGATAGTTTTCATTATAATTTGAAAAGCTCATATCATATCACCTTTCTGTAGATGATTCCTGCGTTTTCGCTTTCTTGATTGGCCCCACCAATGTTCGACTTGCGAACCATCGGAAACGCAATCCAAGTGTCCGAACCCACTGTGATCTCCTGGGCCGGATCGATTCCTTCGAGATGAATGTGTCCGATGTTCTGTAGCTTACCGAGGTAGTACACGCCATCCACTCCGTTTTGTTCGCGGTAGTAGAACAACTCAATCGGTATGATCGGAACGAATCCGTTAGCCAGATTCGGCAGTTGATTTCCAAATTGAGAAAGTGCCGGGCCGCATCTAAAGCCAGAGGAGATGCGTATGCGACTTTCGCCCGCACGGTCAAGTCCGACGTTTAGATCGGTGACAGAGACAAATACACAGTGACCCCACTTACTTGCTGCGTCCATTCCTGGAAGACCTTCGACGTGAATAGTCCCACCAGAGTTATTATTGTATGTCCCATAGAATGTCGTCCCAGGTGACAGCAAACCATCTAACAGTACGCTGTGTCCGCCGTGGTTTGGTAGGGGGTAAACTGAGTAGCTGTTACCCCTATTCCAGAGGTGGCCCGCACACCACGCTCCGCCAGCCCATGTACCCACTTTGTCGATCTTACCAAAGCCGAAGTGTCGGTAAAGCCCAGGAGAGAACTCAAGGACGACGTAAATGCAGTGTGGGTTCGTGTGGGCGAAGAAGTGATACGCCGTGAACGCTCCATTGCCGATCTCAGAGACCTGTCGGCCTCGATCCGGATAGACGGCTGGGTTATCGTTTCCGTTGCCGCTATCGTCAGCCTGGAGCCACGGTGTCTCAGCACTGCCGCCAGAGTATCCCAAGGCTTGGTACATCTGAATGTAGTCAACAGCGTCCCAACCGAATGAGACGTAAACACTATCAACTACGCGACTCAGTGATAGGTGTCGATTTCCGCTACTGAAATAATCCTCAGTGTACCCATTCGCCTGAGCAAACGTCGATAGTTTGGTCATCAGATCTGTCTGGTCACTTGCTGTTCCTGTTTCGTATGCCATTCTTAATACTCCTTGAGAACGAAGAAGTAGTTCCTGTTCGAGTGTCCGCAATTCTGGAATGCTCGATAGGCTACCCCGTTAATCCAAATTCGGTCTTCGGCATTCACGGCACTGTCCGGATTGAAGCAAAAGACACCTCTCATGGTGCCCCACTGTTTGTCCATTGAGTCCGAAGCGAGTATGCACGGGATCAAGATAAACTGATCACCGATTCTTTTGAGTGCTAACTGACTACCCTGGATAGTTGTATTTTCTTTGAACATGTCCCGCCAGTTCGTTGAGTTGTTATACCAACCGTTCGGCGTTGCCGGCACTGAGTCCGAGGAAGCTCCGCACGGTGTGATACCGACAGCGGTGCCAGTATAGCTCGGATTGCCGGCCGAAAGAACCCAGTTGATAACCTGCAAGAAATCGCCGTTCGCATCGCGGAGCCACGCAGGGCCAGGATAGAGTGCCGATATTCCGGCGACTCCTGGATTATTCATACCAGCGAAGTCCAACCCACCAAACGTATATGGTGACTCTTTGGCGATGCAGCCCATGATCAGTTGCGGATACGCATACTCAGATTCTGTGAGGAACGGATCGATTGCTCCGACGTACATGTTCGGATAGACCGAGGCTACTTTGAAAGATGCAACCATTCGATCATCTTGAACCGAGATCCAGTAGTACACCGTCGCGGGTGTTCCACCACCAGACAGCGGCACCCAGGTGCCCTCATTGTCCGGATCGGCTACCGATGATCCAGGCTGCTGATCCCAGGGCGTTCCGAGTGAATTATAACCAGTGAAGCCAGTCACTTGCAGTAGGTATGCAGTTTCTGGCGATGTCACCATATATCCTTTGAAGCCAACATACTGATCGCTGTTCGTATTATGCAGCATCAGATATTTGGCCTCATCACTGTTGAGAGTCCAGGTCATTGTCAGCGTCAACCCACTGCCAGTTCCACCAGAGGTGCTCGCTGGATTGCCCGGCGTTGTGCTATACTCGCCGGCTGAATTGACCACCACCGCAGTCGGGACACCACCAGAGACCGCTGTGATCTCCACGGTTGTTGCCTCAGTGAATACACCACCGACAACTGTCACGATGTCATCGACTGTATAGCCTGTGCCGGCGACGGCGAGTGCTACGGCCGTACCCTCGTAGGCTTCATAATCGATCAGTGTCTCCCACGCTGTATCGGTATAGGTCAGAAAGAACTTGGCACCAGTGCCAGACCCGCTCGTCGTATTCTGGAGTACCGGATCAGTTGCCTGCGAGGTGTAAACACCAGCGTCAGCAATATGAACGTCTGTGATCACGCCTGTGCCTGCCGTCCAGGTAAAGTCAATTTGACAGCCAGTGCCCGACCCATCGGTCGTCGTAGCCACTGGGTTTGACGGCTGTGCAGTACAGACGCCTGGGTTGTTGATTTGAACGCCATCGACTACTCCACCAGATACCGAAGTAACTTCAAGGATCGGCGTCACGTTATAGGTGCCTGCTGCTGGGTAGAGTAGATCACCGACAACATATACCGCTCCACCATCATCGATTACTACACCACTGGCATAATCACCAGCATCGGTGCCTCGCACCTCGATCTCCGGCTCATGGCTCTTTGTTCCACCAGCCAGAGAGATTGTGTCACCAACCGCGTAGCCAGTACCACCACCATATACCGAGATCGCCGAGATATGATCGTCTTTAGCAAGATTCTTGAGTGTGTCCAAGAAGTCCTGATAGTCCACTGCTGTTCCTTTGAACCAAGCCATTAGCCTCTTCCACCTTTTTGATTAGCTGTTCGTACTTTGTTTTGAATGACACGAGTACCTTCATCACTATTCATGTAAGACGCAGCAGCCGCTTTTGCATCCTCTTCGGAGGCCACGTTGATTATTACAACATTCGATCCGCCACCAGCACCAATTTGACTTGCAGGGGTGATATGCCCAGGGGCGGCGGGTGTGAACATTTCGGGTTGACCACGTTCGCCTACCATGTAGTTCATGCCCGGAGAGACCGGGCCACCCCTGGCTCTACCAGCCGGGCCGGCACCACCACCAAAAGAAGAAGTCGGTATTGTGCTGCCAGCACCACCACCAGCCGCACCAGCTCCAGCACTCATCACCCCACCGGCCAAGAACCCCATCACCCCACCGCCGCCAGCAGCGGCACCGAGTAGGGACATGAGGGCTTTCCTTGCCAGCAGTCGCGTGAGATCGCCGAGCATTGAATCGACGAGACTCTTGAAGTCTACCTTGCCAGTTTGAACGAAAGACACCAGAGCATCTTCCATACTATTGAATGCGTTGGTGATTGTCTTCTCAGCCAACCCCGCGAAATTAGTGATCTCAAGGCCGAGCTTCATAAAGCCACGGCGGAACCCACTTGCGATGTCCGTAGTTGCCGCCATCGATTTCAGTCTAAGCTCAGTCATCTTCCGGTTGGCTTGATCCAGTGAAAAGTTGATATTCTCAGTTCCAGCTTGTTGCTTATTAACAGCTCCCCACATCTCCTGGAGCTGCTCCATTTTACTGACGAGTTCGCTGGCATTGCCAGACATATCCTTTAGCAACTGACTTTGCACCGGCGTCGGCGAGAACATCTTAACCTTGGGAGGCCCAGGGACGTTACCGCCAGCTTTGGAGGCTGCAAGTTCCTCAGCTCTATTGAATAGAT